AACCGAATACAATAACTGTTCCGTTTACAGATTCGCCTTCTGAAACATCTGTTACATCGACATCATTGAAAAGAATACCTGCAACATTTGTAGCAGTTGTAGCAATTGTAAATGCCTTATCCCTATCCTGTAAGCTGCCGGAAAGCGGTGTGCCTGCTTTGATAATCTTATTACCATTATCATCTGTGGTAGCCCCTGTCGATGAAACCTTACAACTCATAGAGAAAAATAACTTATCATCCTCAAGAATTGATTTGGTCATACCAGCAGAAACCTTTTTGATACCTGTCTGATTTAACATCTTTCAACCTCCTTAATTTTTTGTAAAATATGAACTCTTTGTTGTTTTGGTTTTACTATTCATCTTAGCAAGATTACGGCCAAAATCACCGGGCCTATCAGACGAATTATTGCCATGACTAACAGAAGAACCTGTTCCTCTTTTACTTTTATTGGATTTATTATTTTCGTCTTCGTCATTATCGTCGTCATCAGAGCTACCGGAAAAGAACCCTGCGTACTTCTTGTCTTTCTGCATTTCCTTTAATACAGATTCAATATCAGTATCTTCATCTGCTTTCATAGTTGCAATAGCAATAGCATCGTCAACACAATCAGCTTTTACACCTAAAGAAATAGCACTTAACTTAGCCTCTGCAGCTAACGCTCTCTTTAGATTTTCATCGGCATTCTTATTGGCATCATCTGTCTTCTGCTCTGGAGTTTTAGTTGCATCTGTAATCCTCCTATATGCTTCTAGCATTGCCTTGGCTTCTGCCTCTGTCTTAACACCTAAAGATTTTAAAACGGCATTCTTACCCTGTTTCTTCTCTCTAGTTGCTATGTTATTCATTTCTTTCTGGGTAAATGTTCTTTCATTCGACCCTCCAGCTTTGCTGGTGTCATTACCATCGCCTTCAACAGATTCATCGCCTTCAGCAGATTCGCCTATACCTGTACCTTCTCCGGCACCAGATTCATCACCTTCTGCGAAAAACTGTAAATTTGTTGATAAAACCGATTCACTCCCTGAACCTACAATTGACTCAAATAATTTGTTCTTCATTCTTTTTTCTCCTTTTTAGTTTGGTAACTTTATTCTATCCTGTTTTTACGGACAGGTAACCTTTTTATTTAATGAGTCATGTAAAAACTTAATTTCATAACTCTAAAATACTCTCTGCATAAGCATCTATCTCTGGAAATGTACCATCTGGTGAGTTTTCCCACTCTTCCAACCAAGCCAATATGTCATCGTCATCCATCATTACAACCTCTATATCACACATACCATTTGGATGGTCTATTGGTACATTATCGGCAGAGTATATCTGTCCATCCCTATCTTGACATATTGGACATGGATTACTACCATTAGCATGCCACTCGTAACCTATAACAAAAGGACTATCTTTTGTTGATTCGATTATACTTCTGTGATATGCATGATTTATCTCGGTTACAGCCAATCTTCTTGCTCTGAAACTTACGTCTCCACCTTTATAATCTGGATTTGTATACCCTTCAACTTCCTTTGCTATCTCGTAAGCTGTTTTATCGTTGTCAATACCGTCTTTTACTATCTTAGCTATATTATCAAGCACCTCTTTATCGCTACCCCATACAGCTTGTGATAGGCTCCAATTACTTCCATATAACTTACCGCTTGTTATATCTTCGACAACATTATCTGAAATGTCTGTATACTTACTTTTTGGCTGTACACCATAAGTCTTTAGCTTCTGCTTATTCTCATCAGAAACACTATCCGATACTTCTTTCATACTATCTTTAAGGTTATTAATGAAATTATCTGAGTTTTCAGAAAGTTCTTTCTTTGTTTCATCAACAACCTTATCAAGCATACCTTTTCTTAACCCTTTTGTAACAACAAGATTATTATTAAGTTGCTTAGCATCTTCACCAATATTCTTTGAAATCTCTTTGTAAGAATCTTTTATCTTTTTTGTTTGGTCATAAATAAGTTTATTTCTTTTATTTAACGATTTAGAAAATTTAAAATTTCCCATATTCTACCTCATAAATATATTATATCACACAATCAAAAAAATGTAAATAGAATAATATAAACTTTTCAAAAATGATTGTGTGATATAATTATTTTATATACCTCTAATCTTCTTTATTTTGACCTGTATCGTCATTTTCTTCTTGAGTGGTATCTTCATCGGTATCTTCTTGTTTGTCGTCACTGTCTGTATCCTGTGACCTCTGGTCGGCATCCATTACATACGGTGTGGCCGCACCAAACGCATTAGTATCAAACATAGATTGTTCAAATAACTGTTTCTCAAGTAATATCTGATTCAATTCATCATCGGCCTCTTCGTCTGTAAGACCATACCATTTTTTCATATATGTTTTTCTACTCATAGTCTGAGACTGAATCTCTAACAAGTCTACTTGCTTTTCTTCCTGCTCATCTTCTGGTAGTGGGTATGCATTCTCTACAACAATCTTATAATTAATATCCGGTATGCTTGTAATATCTTCTGAGTAAATAGAAACAATATAAGATTCTATCCTTGAACCTGTTAAAATTGTTTCAACCATGAACTCTAATGCAGCCTTCCAAACATGAGCCTTTTCATCACTCCTAACAATCAGCGGCCAATATAACGCCTTAATCGTTTTACCAGAAGTAATCATACCTTGTAACTGTTCGCTACTTATATTAGGAATAGATAGCTGACCGTACATAGCATTATCCATTCTCTCAAGCGTATTCTTCAACGCATCAGAATAAGCCATCTGTGGTTCTAACATACCGACTGAGGCAGACTTGCCCTCAAGTGTTTCATCCGATGATAAATCCCAATAAGCACCTGGACCTGTACTAAGGTTTCTTGTACTCTTTTCAGATGCATCTATAGTCCACTTAATACCGTTCATTGACTTCCTAAGGGCGTCTATATCTGCATTTGAAATCTTGGAATATTTCTGCTCATAATCATCAACAGAATCTGCATCAGATTCACCAATAGTATCACCACTAAGACCGTCATTAAATATTACATAACATGGGATAAAATCAAATTTTGTATCAAAACTATCTGGTTTTTCGATTACCACCCCAGCACCATTATACAAACTCTCTGTTATTGTACAAAAACCATCTTCTGAAATCTCGTAAACCTTTTTCTTTATTCTCTGGGTAGCTTTACTTGCCGAGTTGTTCAAGTGATAGAAAGCAATAAACTTAACTAAAATATCACCATCAAACTCATAGTAAAACTCTCTAGCATTTAGAAAATCTATATCAATACCATTCTCATTAAAATTAACAACTAAGCTTACCCTACCGGCTATAAAGCAATCTTTGGCAGCTTTTATTAACTTTGAATTGAAACTCTTTTTATTCAAAATAGTTTTGATATAGTTATTCATATTTGCTATATCTTCCTTTTCGGAATCGTTTACCAATTTACCATTTGGATTTATTCTTATATCTGGTGGGTTAGCAAACATAAATCTTGCTTCTTCATCTATAAGTCTTTTAATCTTCTTATATTTCAAATCTGATGGTATATAATCAGCATGAGAGCCTTCAACCAAAAAATCTACACCGGTATAATACTCAGTATATAAACCATCTATCCTAGATAAATCTGCAAAAAAATCAGATAGTAATTGACTATCGACATCTTCGCTTAATATAGACTTTGGTATATCTGAATATGTTATACTTTTAGATGTATATAAACCTTTATTCTCGGCCTCTTCTATTTGTGCATCGCCCATACATCAACCAACCTTTCTTTTACTTATCTTCTTCAAAAAGCTCTTTTAGTATTCTTGTCATTTTATTTATTTCATCTGCTATATCATATAACTCGCTACAAATAAAAATGACAGAAATTACTACTACAACAATTACTAACTTCATGTCTCTCCTTTTATTTTAAGTGATTGTGGTATTGATAAAGAATTAGGGATTTTCTCTTATTTTTATTTTATTTACCACAATCACTTAATTTTATTTATTCAAATATTCGTCACACCAAAATCCTGCATCAACCTCGTCTTTGTAAAAATCTGAATACATGTTGTCGCAATACAGCTTGTCGTGCTTAAACTTACAATCTTTACAATTTACACAAACCATAACAAAATCATCACCACAATCATCATACTTCATTTTACCACCCCTATAATAAACATCCGATTGAATTAGTTATATTTAACAAGCTGTTTCTTCATAGCTGCTTCTGATTTGCTCCCATAAATTCCATCCGCCGTTAATGCGCTTGCACTCTGCCATGTTACTAAAGCCTTTTCTGTCTTCGTACCAAAATTACCATCAGCGGTCAATCCTGCTTTGATTAATTTATTTAATGCAATCTGCAAATACTTAACCTGTGTTCCTGAGCTACCGTTTCTTAGTGTAGCCTTTGGTGTTTTATATGTTTCTGACTTAGAGCTTGAATTTGTACCACTCCATGTAGCTTTAAACTTATCGGGTGTACCATATTTCGATTTTAACTTTGTCGGTGTACTCCCCCAATCTGGTAACTGAAAATGTGGCAAATCTACTATCGACTTCCAATCCCCGCCCCATTCAAGACCGAGCTTCTTTCCAATTGCTCCTACCTTCTGGAAAAACTTATCATCATTATAATAAGCACCTTTTCCATCATTCCTGTAAATATCAAAGGCTACACCCCACATATGCATTGAACTATATGAACTTCCTTTTGCATTAGTAACAATGCTTCCAGACGTTGTTCTTCCTTTTGCATATAAAGCATCTTGCTCTGCTACAGTTCTAAAGCATTCTCCTATACCAATTTTCAAGCCTTGACTTTCACATTGAGATTTTAACTTATTTGCAAGTGTTTGTAATCTTGGATGCAAATCTGAAATATTTCTGCTCATAATATAATACCTCCATTAGAATTATCTGCACTAATGCTATCAATAAACTTGATAATCTTATTGCAGCACTCATTACATGTACACATGCTTGCTTTGATGCCGATCGCATTTCCGGTTTCTACCCCAAACATAATCGTATTGAATTGATTCATCGTCACCACGGAGAATCCTGTCCCACAAACATCACACTTCACTTTTATTTACCCCTTGCAAATATCCTTGCCCCATTCTGATTACAATGATAACACAAATCGAAAAGAGGTTTACCATCGTGGAAATACCGCGTATAACTGCCATAAGCATGATGGCTAAATTCGTCTTCGTGCAAATCAATGTATTCTTGGGAATATCCGCATTTCTTCATTGCTTTTTCGAGCAGTCTGTAAACACCATCTTGTATACTTTCCATCATATAAAAAGTTGTTTGTTCCAGTTTTTCATTCATTACTATACCTCATTTATGAAATCCCAAGTTTCTGTTTGATTACTTCCAACTCTTCATCTGTAAAACTCATAGAATCACTGATTAGTGCTCTTTTTACATAGTCTTCCTTAATGTTTTCAAGTGTGCCTTTGCCGATAAAACCGTGATTAGCAAAGGCGAGATAAGTTTTTAAGCTGAAAACTGCCGCTTGAAACATTCCGTCACTAGCAATATCGACACTAGATGAAGCTTTAACAACTCCAACTTTTGTTCTACTCGCATAATCCGTATTCTTAACATAATTCGTTAAATCCACTTTCTGCGTTTCCAGCTTCTGAGCTGATTCGCCATCCCACCAGTAATCAGGCACATCTGTTGCACGGATATAGAGATTATCACCAAGATTGAGTTTGCTGGTGTTTTCTTCATCCTCAAGCCATGTTGTCATATCATCGACCGTATCGAAGACATATCCAGTAGCTTTGCCTTTTGCGATTGTTTCGGCGGTTTCAGAAATATCTTTTACTTCCTGCAATGCTTCGGCTGTCGCATACTGGTCAAGGTGCAGGCCAAGCTTTTCTTGTAGACTAGCCTGTTCATCTGCTGTGAAAGACTGGGCATTGTTGACTAAACCCCTATGAACATAGTCGTCTCGAATATTCTCCAGGGTACCCTTTCCTACAAATATCCCATTGGAATGAGAATTGTAAGAAGATAGTGTAAGGGTATTAATGGTGGGAGTACCTGTCGACGCAGAAATTGCTAAACCATTACCAGACTTAATAGTACCTGCTCGGGTGCTTTTGCCATAATCTGTAAACTTTGCATACTCAGTGAGGTCCACTTTTTGAGTTTCCAATTTATGTGCTTGCTCTCCGTCCCACCAGTAATCTGGAACGTCCACCTCTCGAATATAAAGGTTGTCACCAAGGTTGAGTTTTGCCGTATTCTCTTCCTCAGCTAGCCACTCATTCATGTCGTCCAGCGTATCGAAGACATAGCCTGCAGAGCGTCCTTTGGCAATGGTTTCTGCGGTTTCAGCGGTTGCCTGTATATCCTCTAATGTCGGCTGGATGGAATCGAGTACGTCATTTGTCATGCCCTCAATATCTTCTGTGGTATAATAATCCACACCCTTAATTGGGGTATAACCGTCTTTTCCATCCATTCCGCTTTTTGCTTCTACTTCTTCTGATAAATCTACATCAAGTACTTCGTTTTCTTCTGATAAATCTACATCTAAGACTATTTCATTCGCCATCTATCACGCCCTCCGTTAATATGCTATTCATTGCTAAATGCTTAATCGGTGTTGCAAAAGCTTGCCCGTCCTTAGTCAGGATTCTTGCCTGTACATTAACATTACCAGCAGAAAATATCAAAGTTTCCTCCTGCGTGAGGATTGTTGAAATAGTCTTTGCATCATTATCAACATAACACTGTGATTTAGTCTTAGTTACTTTTTTGGAAATTGACGCGATCGTAAACCAAATTTCTTTGATATAGTCAAAGTCAAAATCAGTTTTTACTTTTAGAGTTATCGTTGGTGTCGTTCCTCTGTACATTAATTATCAACTCCCTCTAACTCATCAACTTCCGGTAAACCTGCTAAACTTGTAAGTATTGATAAAATACCTGCAATCAAACTAGCTGAGACTACTGCAACCCAATCAACATCACTAATTAATACAGATGTCCCAATCATTGCGATTGCTGTCTGGGCTATCGTCTTAATAGCTCTAACCACTGCTGCTTTAAACCAACTCTTATTCATAATTATCACCTCCTATAATACAGAAAATCTTACTCCAGAACTAGTTCTACAATGTTTACTAACTGGTATGAATTTTCTTTTATTCACTTTCTTATGTTTCTCAAGCTTAAAGTTCCAAGAACCTAAAAGTGCAATATAACTATCACTTTTATAAACCTCGTCATCGCTCTTTTTCTTGCGCCTGCTCATAGCTACCACCTCTCGCCTCTCTTACTATTTCTTCTTCTAGTCTTGTAATCTGCAACATTATAATCATCCAATGCATACCACATAGCTGAAAATGTATGTGGGTCAATATTGAATGTTCCAAGCTGCACATTACCTTGCTTATCTTTCTTATAAGTCAAATCCTTACACTCTTTTATGGTATTTATACACTCACTAGAACAGATAATACGACTGAATCTTTTCATTTTCTTTGTATTAGCTATTCTACTACCCTCTTTCTTTTTATCGGCAATTTTCTTACAAGCTATCATATCAAAGCCCTCGTCCCTGTAGTATCTAATTGCCTTAGGTTCTGCACAATCTGCTTTAATTCTCTGATTCTTAATACCTGGGTCCCATTTTACCAAATCTCTTGCCGTTTGTACATCCGTCATTTGATTCTTATAATACTCTTTGTAAACATATAACCACTTCTTTTCTGTGTCTATAGCTACCTTTAATACAGCATTATAAGAAGTTTCAAAGCCAAAGTCCATACCGATTCTGTGAAACTCTTCTGGTATTCTTATAACAGCGTCTTGAACAAGGCTGGCGTCTAATACCTCAAAATTTGGAAGCACTCGTAAACCTGCAGTACCAAATTGTCCAAGCCTTGCTACAACCCATAAAGCTTTATCAATTCTCTTTAGCTCATCTAATCGTCTGATATACTCTCTAGGTAGGAATGGATTATCGTCACAGGTTGAATGATGATAATATACACCATTCTTGACTAATGTTTTTCTCTTATAAAACACTTCGTCATCACAAATAACCTCTACAGTACCATCGTCTTTTGTTTTACTAAAGAATGTTTGATAGACCCAATTAACTTTACTTACCGGATTACAGCTCAAAATAAAGTGCATTGAAACATTGGGTGTTCTAACACGTCCTAGCATTTCCAGATAACCTTCCAACGTAATTTCGGAGCACTCCTCAAACCAAACGATAGAAACACCGTTCAATGACTTTACCTTCTCTGTACTATCCATACCTTTGAAAATTATTCTTGAACCATTTGGAAACTTAAACTCTAATGGGCTTGACCTAACAATTACTTTTCTTTTTGATTTTCTTACACCTTCCTGTTCAAGTAAGCCCATACCGTCTAATACTTCTTTTATCAAGTCGTATGTTGATTCTTTATGAGTATCATATACATCGCGGACAACACATACTTTTCTTTTTTCTTCAAATAGTTTCAATATTATCTTTTCTACTATAGCATAACTTTTACCAGAACCATAAGAACCTATCAATAAGTATTTCTCATAATCCCAATCAAATATAAAGTTATCAAATCTTGGCGAAACATTCAATGTAGCATTTGCCATCTTTTCTCCTTTCGACTATTCGTCAAGGTCTTCCCAATCGTCCGGCCAATAGTCCAAATCTTCCTGCTTTTTCTTATTCTTCTTTTCTTCTCGAACCTCTTTTTCTCTTTCTTTCTTTTCTTCTTTGGCAGTAGGCTTATATGTAACACTATTATTTACTTCACCGTCAGTATCATAGTCAGATACCTCCTCGTCATTGTTAGGCTTTGAAACCCTGTTAACAGTAATAGTAAT